CACCTAAAATTGACGATGCAATACCACTTGCTGTGTTTGGATATAAAGTTGATAAAGTATCTGAAAAAGCACCGCCACCGCCAACAAATGCCGAAACGCCAGTTGCAGAATTTCCTCTGCCACCAACTACAGCACTATATAACCCACTAGCCACGTTCCTGTTTGAAGCAGTACCAGCATCACCACCACCACCGATAAAACTGTAAGAGCCTGTTGCTTGGTTGTTACCACCACCTACAACAACACCATGTGGGGTGTAAAAGGATAGGGTTGATGTTGATGAACCTGATGCGGCTTGGGATAGGGTTAGGGATGTACCGCTGATTGCGGCAACGTAAGTGTTTGGAAATGTAATTGAAGTTCCAACAACTAATTGCCCTACTTTAATGCTTGCATTTGAGCCTGACAACGTAACGGCTGTTGTGCCGTTCATTGTTCCTGATTGCGTGGTTACAGCACTTCCGCTAGTTCCAGAATTAGATGTTCCGCCCACTACGGCGTTGAAATAACCGTTTGTAGTGTTTGAACTACCGCCAGAAACTACAGCACCATAAGCAACAGAACCAATGTTATTTGATGTTCCAGCACCAATAAAACCATAAGTTCCAGCCTGAGTGTTTGAACTGCCGCCACCAACAAAACCTTGATTAGATTCCGTATTTAAATAGCCACCACTAACAACACTGGTATAAGCGGTTGCTCTATTTCCATATCCACCACCAACAACACTTAATTGCCCACTAGCAACACCGGCAGCATTATTTCTTGAAGTTTGCCAATCAACAGCGTTAGCACCCCTAGCGTTACCACCTGTGGCTGTAGAGGTTGTAGCCTGTGCTTGAATAGCGCCAGTACCAGCAGGTGAGACATAGAATGAGCCGTCTGACTGTAAGCCTAGACCTGCTACGCCTGAGAAGGATAGCGTTGGAGTTCCGTAGACTGCTGTTGTGGTTGTTGGGACGTAGGTGTTTAAAGTGCTACCAACTTCAACTTGTGCACCCCAAACGTAAAGACCGTTTGTTCCATTACCTGTATAACTCACTGTTCCGTTAGCTGATGCAAGGTTTACGTCAGGGTAATAAGAACCAGAAGAAGAAGCTGTAAAAACAATAGAACATCTATACCACCCGCTACCAGCAGATACGATTGTTCCTGTATAACCACTATCAGCAATGCCAACAACACCATTAGTTACATCAAAATAAACACCTTTTAAACCACCAGTATCAAGACTTACTTTTATCCAATTTCTTGTGTTTGCTTTAGCGTAAACAGAAAAAGTATATGTGGTGGTAGTTAAAGTTATGTTGTTATAAAAAGTTTGATGGTTTCCCGTTGAGGAATCTTCAACAAAAGAACTTGCAGTAGATGTTCCATCAGGCGCAGTTGTTACGTTATTAGTAACTGTTGCACCAATTTTTGTCCAACTTGTGAATGTTTGGCTTTGAGGAACTAAGTTCTGCCCAGTACCCTTCAGCACTTCTGTCTGTGCTGTAAGCGTAGTAAACGTACCCGCAGCCGCGGTTGTACCGCCGATAGCAGGAGGGCTGGACAGATCAAGCGTGCCGCCAAAGGTTAAGTTGCCAGAACTTGTAACTGTGCCACTAAGTGATAGGCCGTTAACTGTGCCTGTGCCGCTTACGCTTGTGACTGTTCCAGAACCTTTGTTGTTAAAAGTTGTCCAGTCAGTTGATGTGAGATACCCGTTAACTGATGCAGTCGCAGCCGCCATGCTGATAGCAGGCGTGTTTCCACCAGAAGACACAACAGGAGCTGTTCCCGTTACCGATGTAACAGTTCCTCCAGATGGCGTTACCCAAGTAGGGGCGCTTGTGGCATTGCTTTGTAAGATTTGCCCCGCAGTTCCTACCTGACCATTAAACGCTACCGACCCATTCGTATTAATTGTCATTGCATCCGTAGTGCTAACAGCACCATTGATGATCATGCTTATTTTTTGGTTATCCCACGATCCCAAAACCAACGGCCCACCATACGACTCTACAAAAGTTGCCAATGGCGTAGAAAACCAGTTATTGGGATACCCTGCCGCAGAATAACTGTAGTTTGAATTATTTATTCCTAGTTCACCATATGCGGTATGCCCGCCATCATTGACAGCATAGCTTGCATAACTGGTATTGCTTGCGCTGGTGTTTTGCAGGCTTGTATAAAGATATAGCGGCTCACTTGCCGTAAATCCCGCAATCACGCCCGAATCTGTGTGTGCTGTTGCATCGCCTACATTTAGCGAACCAACATTGGTTGTACCACTTGTGTATGGAATCAATACTCGATTGTTGGCGTCTTTATTGACAGATTTTTCAGCAGGATAGGTGACAAACACATCTTTTGCGCCTGCGCTAAAGTTAACCTTATTACCGCTGTTTGAGGACGCATAAATTGTGTCCCTGCTCAACGTACCGCCGTAATACGTGCCTAGCCCAACTTCCCATTCAGACCCTCTATTAATTGCGTAATAGGTTGTGTTGTTGTTGCCAATGACCGCAAAAGACTGAAAACCCTGCACCGCCCCATCTAGCGTGATCGTGCCTGTTCCCGTGGTTTGGGTTGTCTCACGTACCCGATCATCAAGCATTAAGCTCATAATGTCTCCACGCCAATCACTAGACCATCAGCGCCGCGCACCACTTTTTTGGGCGCACCGAGCTTTTTAACAGCCTCTCCAATGCCCTGCATGGTCTGCCCATGTAAGTTGGCCATGTTGTCAGCAATCTGCGCCATTTGCATGACCGCATTCTGTACACCCACACCAAGTTCTTGGGTGATTTTCTCGGACGCCGCTTGTTCTGCTTCCAGCATTTGCAAGTCAACACCAGGATTGGCCCCGATTCTGGCAACCAAAACCTTAGTTGCCGCATCCAGCTCGGCTTTCCAGCGTTCATATTCTTCGCGGCCCTGCATTTCTCTTGCCTTGACCTGAAGCTCGTTATTTGAAAGCTGTTGGGCAAACTGCTCTTTCATCTGCTCAAGCTGGAGGTCTGCTTGCACTTTGGCTTGTTGCATTTGCATCTCAAGCTGTGCTTTAGCTTGGGCAAGTTGCCCCTCGGCCTGCATCTTCATCTGCTCACTTTGCGCTTGGGCTTGCATCCGCATCTGCTCGGCCTGCTGCTCGGCTTGGAGTTTCATGATCTCAGGATTCTGTTGCGGTTGCGCTTGGGCCTGTTGTGCCTTAGCTTGTAGAGCCTTCATAGCCTGTTCAATGGCCGTCTCTAGGCTTCGGCCTGCGCGATAACGCCTGACTAAGAATAAAAGCATTTCGCTCATCATCGGCAGCATTTCAGGAGCCTGGTGAACCATCGGCAAGCTAGAAGCTAAAAAGTCGCCAATGATCTTGACCGCTTCAGTTGCGTTTTGTTTGTCAGCCTGTTCGTCAATTTGAGCTAGGGTATCGGCCTCAACCTGAATATGAAAGTCCCGAATCGTGCTGTTTGACAGCATCTGAACCGCAGCTTGCAACAACTGAGGATTCTGGCCTTCAGGAGTGTTCATCACCCCCGACATTTCCACGATCAGTTCAGGTGGGTAGAACTTACAGACAATTTGGGCTTTGATTCTAAACAGGTCAGATGCAAATCGAGCCACATCGCCCTGAGTTGCTCTCAATCGCAAACTGCCAAAGTTGGCTTTAAGCTGTTGGGCGCCTAAAGTCTCGCTTGCGTTGGTAGCACCCCTGAGAATGTCAGAAATTCCACAGATTTCGTAGATAGACTGCTTGACGACTTCGCGTGATTGGTAAAGCTGTTGCAAAGTGCGAATGATTGCGCTGGTGTCCAGCATATCAATAGCGCCTTTTAAGCCGCCTTTTTCGCTCATTGCTGCCCAGGCAGTCACAGGGAATAGCTTGTTGTCCACGCCCTCTGTAAACAAACGCCCCAATTCCTTAAATTCAGCGTTAAACACGCCCACGGCTTTACAAGCCTTAACCAACAAGTAGATGCGCTGCGTTAGGTTGTCCAGCTCTTGTGCTTGGTCTTCGTATTCGCAGTAATCAGGTACTGGAATCATTGACCCGTTAGTCGTTGTGGCCAACAAAGGTTTAGGACAAGGAAAGAATTCCTCAAGTTCTAGCGGATCATCACGCTCATCTAATGCTTGGGGATAACCCTTGGCAACCCAACAGACCTTTTTAGTGCGTTTGTTCCAGATTTCAGCAACTTTGGCTTTTTTGCCGTAAGTTGCTTTGGCTGTCATTGGGTTTTTGGCGTCAATATCATCATTTTGGTCGGTCAAAGGGACGTTTTTAAACACATCACCAAAACGCTCAATGCCCTCGTCCTTGGTCATGTAGACCCAACGGCTCACCCACCAAACTTCATCCCATGTTCGTGCTGGTGAATGCAGAAAGTCCGTCCAGTAAACGTAATCAACAGGACTGTGGGCTGAGTCAACGCGCTCAATTTCCTCAGTATTGGTGATTTCTGCGCCTTCATCGGCCTCAATGCCCGTTGGCATACTTGTTTCTTGTTGCTCAATACCTACGATAACAGGCTCATATCTGACCCATGCTGTACCGCGACCAGGCAAAAGTCGATCTTCAACCACGCCACGCATTGCTGAGTCAAAGTCGTTGAATTGAGTAACTTCATACTCAACCACGCGCTCAAGCATTGTGCTGGCCAAACGGCCAACAGGGTCTTGATCCATGTACCTACGCGAAACTTCAGGCTTTGCCATCCGTCCATAGAGTGCAGGGAATAAAACAGAAATGTTTGACCAAAGGATGTTGAACTTCATCCTTGGCATTTCGATAGCGTCACGCTCATCACGATAACGCCGCACGACTTTTTTGCCGCGCTTCTCCCACTTGTCAAAGACTTTTTGGGCTTGTTCTAGCTGGTCATGCCAATACGGGCCTTGATCGTCCTCATAAGCCTCTTGGTCTGCGTAGGAGCTGTCGAATGCCATATTAAGCCGCGAAGAAGAAAGTCACATCTAACGTGCCGCCAACAGTCGCATAAAGACTATTTCCTACGTTAGCCGGAAAACGATGGAATCCGATTGCTGGAGTGATCGTGCCGGACATAACATCACCGCTTGCGCCAC